TCAACACCACCATTTCGTATCTTTTTTGATAAGTCTTTCATTTACTCCTTCGCTATAATGGGGGCAGTTGCCCACCCCCATATAGTTATTCTTATAAGGTTAAGATTAATCTTTATTCTTAAATCTATAACCTTTTTTGTTGCTTGAACTATCAACAAGTTTACAGCCATATATCGTGTCAGCCACAACTTTAGTACCAAGAGCATCAATAGAATATTCTGCTTGAACTCTCACCCCTTGTTGTACTGCACATACAGCAGCAGACTTATGGAAAATCGCACCTGATGTTGTTGATGAAGTGCCTGCTGTAGATATGGTATTTGACATATAAACATTTATACCAAATAATCTACCCATAAAGCCCTTGCTTCCACCTTGATTTAAGACAGAACCATCTCCACCTGCATCTGCTCTCCAGAAGTTGCGAGAAACGCCTGCAGCAGGGTCTAAGATGTCAGCCATCAATGTAGGGTTAACAACCAAAGCACATCCACCATCCATATAGGGAACGTCATTCTCACCCAAGTTAGCTAATGCTGCTTGAAATTCAGCATCAGGCATAGCATCATCAGCAGCAAGTTCAGTTCCTTCATTAATACCATCTAACTCACCCCAAATATCAGCATCCAAAGCACGAGCAAGTGCTTCGCCAAACATTTGAGTATATTTAGCTACTAAATCAGCATTTGATTGAATTTGAAGAATATCTTCAAAAAGCATAGCATTATATTTATGTTTGTTGATTGCCAGTTGAGTTACTGTTGTTGCAGTAGCATCATAAGTTACTAAAGTATCAGCAGCTTTATCTGATGAAGCATCAAAATCAATTTGTGGGATATTAACAATATCACCACTACCTTTTACTAAAGAAGAATAATCTTCGATCAAATTCTTAAAGACAGTTCCTCGTTCAAAATATCTGTAGATGCCTTCACTCCACAATTCTGGTACAAAATCATCTGCACTTGAAACTGTGTGAGCTGCACCTAACATTCCACCTGTTATTGCCATTTTATTACTCCTTGCCCTATTGGGCTATTTAATTTTTCTTTGCCGAAGCCACAATATTATCCCAATTAGCTCTGCGTTCACGATCATCCATCTTAGTCCAATCGCCTACAGGCTTTTCAGGCTGTCTTGTACCACCCACTACTTCAGGGGCATTAGCTTTAGCGTTATTAATTTTACTGGTTACATACTCAAGAGTTTCAAAATCTAATTTAGATAGAGCCTCTCTCTCGTCTTCAGGAACACCTTCTAATAAAGCAGCTGTCTTAGCTTCTTGATACTTAGCCCATTTATCAGCATCATTAGTCAAAGATTCAATCTTTGCTTCGTTTTGCTCATAAAGAGTCTTAAAGTCTTCTTTCTCTTTTAGCTTGGCTTTTTCAGCTTTTGCTAATTGAGATTCAAGTTTTGCTAATCGTGCTTCAGCATCCTGTGACCTTTTACGATACTTTTTGCTCTCTGCAATTAATGCTCCTTCATCGGTCAAAGTTGTAGAAGCCTCTTTTGTAGTTTCCTCACTTACTGTTTCGGTAGCTACTGGGTTTGTTTCTTCGGACATACTGTCCTCCATGTTGTGGTTAAAAAGTTGTAAACTACAATATCTTGCATTTTACAGGTAGCGTAAGTTAAATTACTTTGCTTGCAAATTGCAAGTTTATTGAGATTGACTCTCAATTGCATATGACAGAACACAATAATTACAAAAAAGAATGGTTTGAGTTTATGGGGTATAAGCCCCATACAGGGCAGTTAAAGCTACATTACCCTGAAAAAGACTCGGCACGATTCTTTGTTATGGTATGTGGCAGACGATTTGGTAAAACGACTGCATCAGCTATGGAGGCTACCTACATAGCATCTCAGCCAAATAAAAAGATATGGCTCGTAGGTCTATCTTATGATAAAGCAGACCTGATGTTCAGGGAAGTGTGGCAGAAGATGGTAATAGGGCGAGCCAATGACATAGAGCGTGCATCTGAAAAAGAGCGTTTCATCAAATTCAAGTGGGGGACTACGATAGAAGGTAAGTCTGCTGATAATCCTGACTCTCTTGTTGGGGAGGGGCTTGACTTACTTATTATTGATGAGGCAGCCAAGGTTAAGAAGAGAATATGGGATATGTACCTTTCCCCTACACTTTCAGATAGAAAAGGAAAAGCAATATTCATAACTACCCCTGAAGGGTATAATTGGATATATAAGATTTTCCTGCTTGGGAAATCAGACCCTTTATGGGAATCTCACCAAGCCCCATCGTGGAATAACCAATATGCGTTCCCTGATGGTAAAAAAGACCAGTTTCTCATTGAGCGTAAGAGAAATATGTCAAAAGAGTTGTATGAACAGGAATATGCAGCCAAATTTACCTCGTTTGAAGGTAGAGTGTATGCATTTGATAGAACTTTGGATGTGGGTGACTTCCCCTACAACCCAAACTTCCCTACATTCTGCTCAGTTGACTTTGGGTACAGAATGCCTGCTGTTGCTTGGTTTCAAGTGTATAGAGTAGCAGGATTTTGGCATATAAACATAATAGATGAGATTATACACGAACAAAACATCAAAACTGATGAATTGATTGAAAGAATTAAAGAAAAGCCATACTATGTAAGAGAATATTATGGTGATCCTGCAGGAATGCAAGCCCAGGGACAGTCAGGGATGGGTGATATTGAAATATTTAGAAGACATGGCATACAAATCAGAAGTGTGAGAGATAAAGTATCTCGAAGTATCGCATCAGGGATTAGTCATGTTAGAGGTTTTATAGAAAATGCACATGGTGAGAGATTCGTGCATTTACACAGTAAGTGTACAGGACTTGCAGAGGATTTCGAGAACTATCGTTACCCTGAAGCAGTCGAGGGCAAGGATTTGAAGCCTGAACCCATAAAAGATGGCAGAAACGACCATGGTATGGACATGGTGCGTTATTTTTTCTTAAACAGATTCCCCATAAGACAACGAGAGGTTGGAGTAATTAAACGATGATTTCACCAGAGCATATAATACAAGAGTCAGTAGCAGACTACAAATTATTAATAGCAAAAGCACGAAGAGAAGATATTCGCAAGCTACTTGACTATTATACAGGTACAGAAACCGAAAAATACATTGATGAGTATTTCTCTGCAACTGCATTTCAGGAAATTCCCTTGTATAATGCAAACTTTACGAAGAGATTCATCAATAAGATGTCAAGAATCTACACAGTAGGGGCTTCTCGTAACGTGAATGACTCGTATGGAATGCTTACTCGTAAAAAAGATGCAAGAATGAAGCACGTTGAGCGTATGACTCGTCTTGTTGGGACTGTTGCAACGCAAGTTGTCTATCGAGATGACCTTGCAAAGCCTTGTTTTGATTATAGACCTGTATATTACTTCGATGTTCATATGGGTGACAACCCATTCTCGCCACAAGCAATCACTTATCCTATCTTAATGAACGTAAATGATGTTTCTTCTGCCGAAAAGTTGCAATATGCTTACTGGGATGCTGAAAGATACATACATTATGATGAAGATGGCAATATTATGAATGAATATGCTCATGGATATGGAGTTATCCCATTTGTGTTTACTCACAGAGAAGAACAGGTGGATTCTTTCTTCGTAGAAGGGGCAAATGACATTGTTAGCTGTAATGAGCAAGTAAACATAACGATGACAGAGCTTCAATTAGGCTTGAGATTCCAAATGTTTGGTCAACCATTCATTACAGGGATGTATGGAGATAAGAAATTAGAACGAGCAGGGAGCGATACAATACTTGACCTACCCGAAGGTTCAACTTTTGGTATTGCTGCTCCTGAAGGTGATATTAATGCAGTAATTGAGTCTGTTAAATTTCAATTGGACTTAGTTGCTCAGAATAATCACCTATATGTGCAATTTGCTCAAGATGGTGGAGAAACTCCATCAGGAATTGCACTCAAGATTAAGGATTTAGAGCGTTTTGAAGATTATCAAGATGATTTAGAGCTGTGGAATATGTATGAACACGATTTATATGCAGTTGAGAAAGCAATTGCTTCATACAACAACATTTCACTACCTGATGAACTATCCCTTGATTTCAATGAGCCTGAATATCCTAAGACAGTACAAGATCAAATTCTCCTTGACGAGCATCGTCTAAAGCATGGACTTGCAAATAATGCTCAATTGTTAGTAGAATACAACCAGGATTTGACCATTGAAGAAGCACAAACAATAATAGAATCCAACAAAAACCTTAACGAGGGCTTCCAACCACAAGAATTGGAGTAGTATATGGCAATCACAACCAAGGCAACATC